AATAACAGTAACCGTTGGTGCAGGCGGTGCTGGCGGTGCAAACGGTGTTGGCACAATAGGATCAGACTCAGTTTTCTCATCTATAACTTCAACGGGTGGAGGTAGAGGAGCAACTGGTAATACCTTTGCTCAAGCAGGAGGGGCTGGCGGTGCAGGCGGTGGCGGTTCTCCTCAAGATGGCACAGGTGGTACAGGTTCTTTTGGTGCGAATGGCGGTAATGGTTCGGGCAGAGAAAGTTTTGCTGGCGGCGGAGGCGGCGGCGGCGGCGGCGCAAGCGGCGCAACAGGCTCTAACGGCAATGGCTCAAACAACTTAGGTGGCGCAGGCGGAGCAGGAACTTCTTCATCTTACTCAGGATCATCACTTACTTATGCTGGTGGCGGAGGCGGAGGTCTTGGCACTACTGAAGCATTACCTAATACTCCTGCGGCTGGCGGTGCTGGAGGCGGCGGTGCTGGTGGTGGTGCTGGTGGTACTGGAACTGCTGGTACTGCAAATCTTGGTGGCGGTGGCGGTGCTGGTGCTGGCGGTGCTGGTGCTGCTGCTGGAGCAGCAGGTGGTTCAGGTGTTGTAATTATCCGTTATCCAAATACTTTTGCTGATGCGGTTTCAACAACAGGATCACCAACATTTAGTAATACTGGCGGATACAAAATTTATAGATGGACAGGATCAGGTACTATTACCTTTTAAGGGAGATAAATGACAATGGCACACTTTGCACAATTAAATGAAAACAATAAAGTGTTACAAGTTATTGTTGTTGCTAATGAAGAACTTATAGAAAATGGTGTTGAGTCCGAAGATAAAGGCATTGCATTTTGCAAAACACTTTTAGGAGCAGATACCAATTGGGTTCAGACTTCTTACAATGCAACATTTCGCAAAAACTTTGCAGGCATCAATTACACTTATGACCCAATTGCAGATCATTTTTTTGCACCCTCTCCTTACCCATCATGGGTTTTAAACGCTGATGCTAAATGGGAAACACCAATAACCTATCCAACAGACGGTAAGAAGTATTCTTGGAATGAAGATAATTTAGAGTGGGTAGAAGTTATTGTAGGTGAGTAGTTATGACTACTACCTATCGTTACCTATTTGTTGATCTTCTAAGTAATACTATTATTGGAGAATTGCCTTTAACTGGTGTGGGCTTTACTCAGCAACTTAATCAACCAGGAACATTTCAAGGTCACTTGCTTTTGTCAGGCATAAACGCAGACAAATACAATGTTGATCCTTCAACTATCCCTGCTTTTTGCGGGCTGTATGTAGATCGTGACGGCATTTTGGTATGGGGCGGAGTCATTTGGGGTCGCTCATACAACAGCACTTCACAGACCCTTTCCTTCAGCGCGCAAGAATGGATTTCATACTTTGATCATAGGCGCATCACGCAAGACATTGAATTTACAAATACAGATCAATTACTTGTAGCCAAAACACTTATTGAAAATGCGCAAACTGCTACTTATGGTGACATTGGCGTTGGCTATAACAGTGCAGGACAAACATCATCAGGCGTGTTAATTAACCGTGTGTATTACAACTATGAATTAAAGAATGTGTTTCAAGCAGTACAAGATCTTAGCCGTCAAGGTGATGGTTTTGATTTTTCAATTGATGTTGAGTATGACCCTATTACGGATTTGCCTGTTAAAAACTTTAACACTTATTTTCCGCGTAGTGGCACTGCCTATACTTTTGGTGATCCAAATGTGCCTGTATTTACTTTTCCTGCGGGCAACATAGTGGAGTATGAATACCCTGAAGATGGCTCAGTTGTAGCCAATACCGTGTATTCATTAGGCGCAGGTTCTAATGAAGGTAAGCAAATCGCGGTAGGGCAAGACACCACAAAACTTCTTGCAGGGTGGGCGCTGTTAGAAACTACATCAAATTATTCTGACATTACAGACCAAACAGTTTTGCAAGAATTAGCCAATGCGCAATCTTTGGCTACTTCTTACCCGCCAACAGTCTTAAAAATTGTTGTGCCTGCCTATGTTGATCCTGTATTTGGCACTTATCAAGTAGGAGATGACACGCGCATCATCATTACAGATAGCCGTTTTCCTAACACGCTTGATGAGATTTACCGCATTGTTGGCCTTACAGTTCAACCAGGTGAAGATGGCCCTGAACGCGTAACATTGACTCTTGCACAAGGAGCGGGAGAAGCGTAATGCCATACATCAATCAGCCTATTGATTTGCAAAGAATGTTTGCAGATCTTAACAACCGCTTAAACAAACTAGAAACCGCGGTGCGTTTTACATTTCCTAATGTAACTGTTGATCCAACTTACCCGCGCATTGGTGATGCGTGGCTAAACATTACAGATAATGAAGCAAAGATTGTAGATAGCACTGGCACTGTTCGCGTCATTACCTGGACATAACAGTTATACTTTTTCACCATGAACGCATTAGATTGGGCGGCTTTAGCCGTCAGTATTATCACTATTTTAGGCGGGTTTACAGCCGCGGTACGGTGGTTGGTCAAGCATTATTTGGCTGAGTTAAAACCTAATGGCGGCACATCACTGCGAGATGAACAAAACCGACAGGGTGAGACAATCAAGCGTTTGGAGAGCCGCGTTGATGAAATTTATAGCCTTCTTCTTAATCGCCGCTAGTCTTAGCGGGTGTGGCTATCAAGGCTATACACGCTATCCTTGCCAGGAATTTGTAAATTGGGAAAAGGCAGAATGTAATCCACCGCAATGTGAAGCGCTAGGACAATGTACAAAGGATTTATTACCTGATGTGGAAAATCAAAATGGCTAGACGCAAATACACACCTGAAGAATTACACGCCCGTTTAATTGTCACCATAGGAATTTTGCTTGCCCTAGTCTTTGCGGGTTCAGTCTTTGCCATGCTTTACGCGCTGGTATTTGTCACGCAACCTATGGCACAAGCCCCTAATGATGCGGCTTTTATTGATCTTGTTTCTACTTTATGCGTGTTCCTTACAGGTACGCTCTCAGGCATTTTGTCGGCTAATGGACTAAAATCTAAACCAAAGCCACAGGAAGGAAAAGAAGATGAGCCTAAATAAAGTTATAGAACTTTGTGAAGCATCAGTAAATTACACAGAAGGCCCAAACAATGACACTACATTTGGTAAATGGTTTGGCCTCAACAATCAACCCTGGTGCGCAATGTCTGCATCAAAGATGTACTTTGATGCTGGAATTATTGCGTCAGTAGCCAACACCAAAAAAGGTTTTGCCTCATGTGATGCCTGGTTGAAGTACCTAACAAAGAACAATCAACTTGTGCCTATTGGTCAGGCAAAGCGTGGGGATCTTGTGTTTTTTCAATTTGATGAAGATGCCCAACCTGATCATGTAGGCATTGTTAAGTTTCACAATACAAAATTAAAATACATACAGGTCTATGAAGGAAATACCTCAAGCGGTAAGGCTGGAAGCCAGTCAAACGGTGATGGTTTTTACCTCAAAAGGCGCACATACACAACAATCATGGCGGTAGCCCGCCCAAAGGAGTAAAAATGGAACAGAAGCACCTAGACATGTTGAAATCAGCAATTCGCCACTTTGCAGTTACCGCTGTTGCGCTTTATGCCGCAGGAGTAACTGACATTAAGGCGCTTGCATTTGCAACAGCGGCGGCAGTTGTTGGCCCTGCAATCCGTGGCATTGACAAGAAAGACCCTGCATTTGGGTTAGCCGCAGATCTTGTAACCGCAGAGATTAACAAGTTAGCAAAGGCAAGCAAGAAGAAGCCCGCGCCTAAGAAGAAAACGAGTTAAGTAAACTGCCCCGCTAACGCGGGGCTTTTTACTTTGCGGTACGCTTGTAGTAGGAGGTAAGGCAATGGCATTAAATAACGCGTTTCAGGAAATAATTAACAAGCGTACGGCCAGTCGTTTTGCGGGGGTTTGCGCATACCAAACAATGTATGACTCCCTGGGCAAAGAAGATCAAAAAACATTAGATGAAGCATGGGAAAAAAATTACCCTGTTAATTTAATTGTTCAGGCTTTGCGTTCTGAAGGACATAAATGCAGTTCCGACACAATCAGAATTCACAGAAATGGAACTTGCAGGTGTCCAAAAGAGTAGAGGAAGTTCTTGATGATCGCCAACACGAATACGGAAGCGCTCGCAAAAACTTCACAGCCATAGGCCGCATGTGGGGTGCGCTTTTGGACATAGAGGACATTGATCCTGCCATTGTTGCGTTGATGTTTGATGCGGCAAAATCAGTGCGAATTACTGCAAATTTAGAGCATGAAGATAGTTGGATAGACAAAGAAGGCTACATACACCACGGCAAGGAGATCGTGTTTACAAATGAGCCTTGAAAAAAGATTACAGGACATGCCTGAAGGCATTGAGTCGCAAGATGTAAAAGAACTACGCCAGGTAATTTTGCGATTGCAAAAACAACTCAAGCAAAGCAAAGAGCGCAGTGAAGATTTAGTAGAAGCAACTCACCGCGGTGCTTATGACGCAATGATTTCATTGGGTGCAGTACCTCCTGTTTCTGCGCCACAAAAAGATACGCGCAAAATAAATGCTGAAGTGGCTTTGATCCACACAACGGATTGGCAAGGCGCAAAAGTTACAACCAGTTACAACACTGAAATTATGCGTGAGCGTGTTATGCAATTTTCTGAAAAAGTTGTACACCTAACTGATTTGCAACGCCATCACCACCCTGTAAAAGAGTGTGTAGTGATGTTTGGCGGTGACATGGTTGAAGGTTTGTTTAACTATCCTG